ACTTATTTTGCGACACAACCTGAAACGGAAGTTGATATACAAATCGGATAATTAGGCTTTATGGTATATTATGGTCTAATGGGATTATTTGATCGATTTCTGACAAACAAAACACCGATTATTCAGACAGATGTTCAGGCTGCAAACATTCCTTACAATTTGCAAGCTTCTGTTGCAGGTTTATTTTTTGGCGCACAAACAGCAACAAGAGAAAGCGCAATGAGTGTTCCGGCACTCGCCAGAGCAAGAAACATAATTTGCAGCACAATTGGCTCATTGCCATTAGAAAGTTACAATCATTTTACAAAAGAACATTTACGACCACAAAGAGTAATTATGCAACCCGATCCACGCATTGCCGGATCAGCAATTTACGCTTTTATCGCTGAGGATTTACTTTTCAATGGTGTCGCTTATGGTCAAGTTTTAGATGCCTATTCTGCAAGTGATGGCGGTCGCGTTCGTGCTTGGACAAGAGTTTCGCCAGATCGTGTTACATACAATTTAAATTCAACAAACACAGAAATTACACAATACATGATTGATGGCATTCGTGTAAATAATACTGGTGGAATTGGAAGCATAATTGTATTTAGCGGTTTAGATGAAGGTGTATTAAATAGAGCAGGTCGCACAATTAAAGCAGCTCTCGAATTAGAAAAAGCAGCAGAGATGTATGCAAAAGAACCATTACCAACAATGGTTTTGAAATCAAATGGCACAAACCTGACACCTGAAAGAATAACCAAATTATTAGACAGTTGGAAGTTAAGTCGATCAACTAGATCAACAGCATTTTTGAATGCAGATGTTGAGTTGCAAGCATTGGGATTTGATCCTAAATCATTACAAATGGCAGAAGCCAGACAATACATTGCATTAGAAATTGCAAGAGCAGTTGGCATACCTGCATCTTTCATATCTGCTGAAACAACCAGCATGACTTATAGCACAACTGTTATGGAGCGTAAAGCTCTTATTGATTTCAGTTTGAGAAATATACTGACGCCAATAGAGCAAAGACTAAGTGCCGCTGATTTTGTGCCAAATGGCGTTGAGGTTCGTTTTGATATTGATGATTTCTTGAGAGGTTCAGCATTAGAGCGTGCTCAAGTTTATGAAATCCTAAACCGCATTGGCGCAATGAGCGTTGAGCAGATACAAGAGGAGGAGGACTTGATCCGATGAAGATCAATTTCCCAATAACACTAACAGCAGCCGATACAAACAAGCGAACAATATCTGGAACAATTGTTACTTGGGATGAAAAAGGCAACACATCAGCTGGGGCAACAATTTTTAAGAAAGACAGCATTGATTTTGGCAAAGCAATTAAATTATTGCTAGAACATGACCGCACCAAGCCACTAGGCAAGTTGGTAGATATAACAGCTACAAAAACAGGTTTAGATGCAACATTCAAGTTAGCAAAAACTTTTGCAGCTGATGATGCACTTGAGGAAGCAGCAACCGGATTGCGTGATGGATTTAGCGTAGGAGTTATGGTTGAGGATTGGGAGAATGAGGATGGCGTAATGGCAATAAGCGCATCTAAGTTAATGGAAGTTAGTTTAGTAACCGAGCCAGCAATTGAAAGTGCCAGAGTTGCAGATGTAGCAGCAACCGACACACCAACAAAGAATTCCGAAGCAACCGCTGAGGAGCAAACAACAACACAGGAGGACAAAGTGTCTGACACTACAACAGAAGCTCCTATCGCCACCGAAGCGGTAGAAGCTGCAAAGACAGAGCCTGTGGCAGTAGTAGCAACCCAACCAGTTGCTTATACAAAACCACGCTCACCAATCAATTCAAAAGCCACATACCTAGAGCATCACATTCGTGCTGCACTTGGTAATGAGGACAGCCGTCAATATGTAATGGCAGCTGACACAACTTCAAACAATGGTGCATTCATACCAACACCACAATCAACTGAAATTATTAATGGAATTGCAAACGCTGATCGCGGATTTATTGATGCAATTTCACGCCAAGCACTACCAGCATCAGGAATGACATTTGAAATTCCTAAAATAACAACTGCTCCAACAGTTGCACAAGCAAACGAGGAAGCAGCATTATCTGAAACAGATACCGCTTCATCTTTCGTATCAGTATCAGTTAAAAAATTTGGTGGTCAACAGACATTTTCTGTTGAGCTATTAGATCGCAGTTCGCCAGTATTTTTTGATGAATTAGTTCGTCAAATGGAATTTGCTTACGCAAAAGCAACTGATGCCTATGTAACTGGCGAAGTTGGAAATAATGGAGTATTAAATGCAAGTGCTCAAGCACAAACTTCAGCAGGTTTAATTGCTTATGTTTCATCAGCAGCAGCAGCAATTTACAAAGGCACACTTGGTTTTGCTCGAAATGTAATTGTTTCTCCAGAACAATGGGGCGCAATTATGGGTTATACTGAAAGCTCAGGTCGTCCAATTTATACAGCATCTAATCCACAAAATGCAGGAGGTGCAGTTTCACCAATTTCATTGCGTGGAAATGTTGCAGGATTAGAACTTTATGTTTCACGCTCAATAGGTGGAACTGGTGGCACAGGATTAGGCGATTATTCAATGGTCGTAGTTAATCCAGAAGCTTACACATGGTATGAGAGCCCACGCTTAAGCCTTCGCACAAATGTAATTAACACCGGACAAATTGATGTTAATTATTATGGTTATGGCGCACTTGCAACAAAGATTGCAGCTGGCGCAAACTGGTTTAACTTAAGCTGATTTAACTGAGTGCCTAGGGTTGCTCCCGATCCTAGGCATCCATTAATGGGAGTAAGGAGATGACATGCCAACCATAATCACAGCTACACAGTTGAGATCTGTGCTTGGTGTGTCATCTGCCTTGTATAATGATGCATACTTAAATCAAATTATTGAAACAAGTGAAACAGTTATCCTGCCAATGCTTGCACAATACAAAAGTTTCATTCAAAAGACATCATTGACAGATAATGTTGCAACATTTACAACAGTAGGACCACATGAATTTACAGAAAACCAATCAGTCGTCATTGCCTTATGCGGAAGCCCATACAACGGAACTCGCACAGTATTGGCTGATGATCTTACAGATACTACCTTTACAGCATCGATCACAAATGCAGATGTATTGGAAGCTAATGTCATCCCATCCGGAACTGCTACCTTGTCAAGTGCATCGACTTATGTCGGAAATGCAGCCGTTGAAAGCGCAGTCTATACAGTCTCAGTAAATGTCTTTCAAGCAAGATTATCAAGTGGCGGTCAAATAGAAGGTGTTGATTTTACCAGCACGCCATTCAAAATGGGTCGCAGTCTTTACAATACATGCGTTGGATTATTAGGATCATTGGTAGATCCAGAAGGCATTTGTCAATAATGCCAAACCAAACAATTCTTGAACAGATCCGCACACCATTAGCAAGCGCGTTAAGCAGCGTTGCAGGAAATGTTTATTCATTTGTGCCTGAAACAGTTATTCCACCAGCTGTGGTATTTGTTCCAGATAGCCCATACCTAGAATTTGAAACAATAAACAAAAGCAACATTAGAGCAAAAGTTAATTTTACAATCTCAGTTGCAGTTGCATATAACAGCAATCCTGCATCACTTGACAACATTGAGCAGTTAGTCATTAGCGTTCTGGCAGTAATTCCAGTTGGATATATTGTCAGCTCGGTCGAAAGACCAACAGTTACCACAGTCGGAGCATCGACTTTGCTTATCGCAGATGTTCGAGTATCTACCTACTACACACGCACAGTCTAAGGAGAAATCATGGCAACCACAGTAATAACCGGTCGCGATATTTCGTTGTCTTTCACAGGTGGAACAGACATCGAAGCACAAGCAACCAGCGCAATTTTAACAAAGGTTTTAGAGCGACAGACTTATCAAACACTTGATGGCGAGGCTTACAAAACCACAAATGTATCAGCTACATTTGCACTTGAAATGTTAGCCGATTGGGGCAAGACAAGCTCAGTTTGTGAAGCAATTTGGACTGCATGCGATACTGCACCAGACACAGACATCACAATTACATTAGTTAGTGCCACAGGAGCATCATTTTCATTCCCAATTAAGCCAAGTTACCCAACAGTTGGTGGATCAGGAATGGATGCACAAACTGTTACTTTTGAATTCCTAGTCACAGGTGGCGCAGTAACCGAAACATTTAGTTAACAAATAGAAACGGGAGCAAACAATGAAGTTACCAATCACAATTGAATATAACTCAGGCGAGCAAGCAACATACATTGCCCAACCGCCTGAGTGGGCGAAATGGGAAAAGCAAACTGGTCATACGATCGGACAAGCCAAAGAAAAACTTGGCATGTGGGATCTTATGTTTCTAGCATACAACGCACACAAGCGCGAGAATGCCGGAAAGCCAACCAAACCATTTGAGGCTTGGATGGAAACAGTCAGCGATGTAATAGTCGGTGATGCAAACCCAAAAGCCACGCAGCAGGAAGCCTAAACAGATTATTGGTTGAGTTGGCAATTGCCACCAAGATACCAATGAGTGAATGGGTTGATGCAGACGACATTTTAACAGCTATCGAAGTATTGGAGGCGAGGTATGGCAAGTGAAACAATTGCTTACAGTCGCAATGACATACGCGATATTCTCAAAGCTTTCAAAGTTATGGATGCGCAAGCCACAGAGGAAGCAAGAATTCAGTCTGCTGCTTTGGCGACTTACGCAGCTGAGGAAATTAAAACAGCAGCTAGAGGTCGAACAAAATCTGGCAAGGTTGCGCAAAGAGTTGCAGATGGCGTTAGCATCTCAAAGTCAAGCAAAATCGGTGAGTTCAAATATGGTTTCGCACGACAGAAATTTTCAGGTGGGGCTAACACGCAAACCTTATGGGGTGGTGTTGAGTTTGGATCTAATAAGTTCAAACAGTTTCCTACATATAGCGGAAGGCAAGGCAGAGGTTCGCGTGGTTGGTTTATCTACCCAACGCTTCGCAGAATTCAGCCTGAATTGATTAACAAATGGGAAGCGGCATACAACCGCATTTTGGATAAGTGGGCATAATGGCAAGAGATACCAGAACCCTATCGCTCAAGATCCTTGCGGATATTGATGATCTTAAGAATAAATTAAATCAAGCTGATAATGCTGTTGAGCAAAACTCAAACAAGATTGGTGAATTTAGCGCAAAGGTAGGCAAGGCATTCTTAGTTGCTGGCGCAGCTGCTGCTGCATATGCTGGAAAATTATTATATGATGGTGTAAAAGCTGCAATTGAGGATGAGAAGGCTAATGCTAAATTAGCAACCACTTTACGAAATGTTGCCGGAGCAACCCAACAAACTATTGATGAGGTGTTGGCATATTCAAGAGCAACTGAACTTGCAACTGGTGTAACTGAGGATGAATTAAGACCATCATTAAATAGATTAGCAATTGCTACAAAAGACGCAAGCGAAGCCATGCGTTTGCAACAAATTGCACTTGATGTAGCTGCTGGATCAGGTAAGAGTTTGGATGCTGTTACTCAAGCAATCAGTAAGGCTTATGAAGGCAACACAGCTTCCCTTGCTCGTCTAGGTATTGGTTTGAGCGCAGCTGAACTTAAGACTATGAGTTTTACTGAAATCACTCAGTTACTATCTGAAACCTTTGCTGGTCAGGCTGATATTGCAGCAAACACTTTTGAAGGTCGTATTCAAAGATTAAGATTAGCATTTGAGGATGTAAGAGATTCTTTGGCTGAAAAGTTACTGCCATTTATTGAGCAGTTTATCAATTTCTTATTTGAAAAAGGGATACCTACATTAGATGGATTTGTTGCTGGACTTACAGGTGATGAGGGATTAAGTAATGCTTTAACAGAAACTCAAAGAGGTGCTGAAACTTTTGGTAAAACCATTATAGGCGTTATAGGAATTGTTCAAGGATTTATTACATTCCTTCGAGAAGCAATTGGATTAGTTGTATCACTAGCCAACGAATTGATAAGAGTAGTTAATATCATTCCCGGAGTTAATATCGGTGCATTGCCTAACCCAGCACCATCAGCAGGTAGATCATCATTACCATCAGTTCCAAGCAGACCAAAT